GTGTCCGTAACGGAAGGTCATTTCTCTCGACCTCCCCCCTCCCCTGCTGCTGTGGCCCTCTGCCGCGCCGTCTGCGCCTCTTTGTGGGTCTTGGCCCGGTGGCAGTCGCGGTTGATTGCTCTCAGGTTGCCAGCAGCGTCTGTGCCCCCTTGTGAGAGGGGTACGATATGGTCAACTTCGTGTGCATCCTTGAGCGTTCCGGTACGCCTGCATTCATCGCACCGGCAGATGTAGCCGTCTCGCTTCATGATCTGGTCGCGCAGCCGGCGCCACGCTCTACCAGTCAACCCAGACTTGTCGCTTCGCTTGCTGGTGGCCCATGCTTCGGCTAGATGCTTGTGCGCCTCACAGTAGCGGGCGCCTCTTACCAGTGCGCGGCATTGAGGCGCTGCGCATGGCTTCATTGGCCGGAGCGGCATTTACTCGCCCTTCCAGAACCCTTGGTGAGCCAGCTTGACCGTCACTGTCTGCACATCACCAATCGAGAAGTCAGCATTCACGCTGATCTGACTGCCTAGCACCTTGCCGGAGCCATCCACTGCGAACAGAACACCATCGATCTCGCGCAGGTAGACGGGCGCCGCACGGGCGTGGTTAAGGTCGTCTGCTTCAATACGCATGACTAGCGACTCTCCTGTCTGCTCTCGCTTGTAGTGGTGGACGCAGCGGGCGCCCATGTGGGCGAAGCCATAGGTCGCCGGCCCGTGCTGCCGGATGCTCTCGGCTATCTCTCGCATGGTGGCTTTCATCTCAGTCATTGCTGAATCCTCATACACACCCAACCAACGACCCAGCCCACCGCACAGCCTCAACCACTCCCCATCCGATCAGGCATAGGTTCAGTGCGCAGAGGGTGAGGACGACTCGCCAGGTGATGCGCTTCATACAGCCGCCTTCTTCTCTCCCCAGCGGATAGCCAGGTCGCGAAGCTTCTCGGTGCCGAGGAAACCTACTGATCCACCAACGAACGTGGCCATGCTCTGCGGCAGGCCGAAGTATTCGAGCAGCGGGACCAATGTCAGCGTGGCGAAACCACATAGCAGGCCTTCGAGCAGCATCTGCCGCCGCGTGCCGCCTCCATACACCACTCGCAGCACAGCGATGGTCACGGACAGGCCGAACGCATACAGGCTAGGGGCAATTGTCTGCAGCCATGCGAGAGCCGCAGCCCACGTTTCAGGACGGTCGGGCATCTTCATATCTCGGTTATCCCGCATGGGGCAGTTGGTGATTGGTCCGGCCTCACATGCGCGTGCGATCCGCTCGGAGCAAGGAGGCAGGCATGGGGCCGGAATAGGGTTGCACTGCATTGCGCGTTAGGCGGCGTAAGCTGCCTTGGCGCTGAACTCTATTGCGCGATGCGGTGCGAATGAAAATCCGCGCGATTTGTGCATGACCATTTTCGTGGAGTCACGCAAATGGTCAGAGGCATGGCGGATGTTTTGAATTGGTGCGCTGGGTGGTGAGCCCTCATCAACCGTTTGCGCATAAAAAAGCCCCGGCATTTCTGCAGGGGCTTTTCGGAACACTGACGCTAACCAAAGGGACCGGCCTCAGAAACTGACCCAGAGGAAGCAAAACCCAACCCGATCACGAATTAAGCGATCTTGCACATCTCAACGCGTGAAAAGTCCAAGATAGGCAAACAATACTGCCAGCCTGCCACTCTGTCAAGCAGCACGACATGAAATTAAACCTTCCATGTCCAGAATGTGTTGAGCCTCTACCAGAGCCTTGTTCACTTGGTCTTCCAGGCTGCGGCGAATGGCTGACTTCCAGCGGTGCTGGGTGCGCTCGGGTACTGGCTCCTCGCTCCAGTTATCCATGGAGTACCAGCTTGGCGGGAGAACGCTTGTACTGCGCTTCCCTTCCATTCCGGGCAGCTTGGGGAATGACCATGTGGCGGTTGCGGCTATGACGAACCGCTCCGGTGCTGGCGACTTCACCGAACCGGCCAGCGCCATCATCGCGTCATGCTTGCGCTCCAGATGCGTCGAATATTTTGCAACGAGAGCCAGCCACAGACCGACCGGCAATGCCTTGTGCAGCCGACCATGGACCCAGCAGTCCGTAAGGAACGCCTCTTCCTTTCCGCAGATCGCCCCAGGCACACGAGCGGCCTGAACCTTCGACTCAAAATCACACCCCCCAGCCGAATTGATGACCTCGGACGCCAGTGCGCGCACTACTGCGGAAACCACGTTCTGGTACATCATGCTGCTTCCCCCTGCTGGATCAGAATTCGGATTGTCTCGATAGCGCGCCCGCTCTTGATCATGGCGGGGTCGCATCGGTGACTGGTCATGCGGCAACCCTCAGCTCTATAAGCTTCCGCACCCAATCAATTACGCTTTTGTCTCTTAGGTGGTTTGATGCAACCTCAAGAACTAGCCAGCCAAGCATGGTTGCTTCGTTCATCTTCTCCATGTCGCGCAACCTGCCCTTTCCTGACGTATGCCCGCCCCTTCCGCCAGACCAAATTCCCCCGTGAATCTCTACCGCTACCTTCATCTCAGGCCATGCGAAGTCAAACAGCCACCTCCGGTTTGGGTGGAACTTGTATTCACGAACAGCGCCAACTAAAAGCCCCTCATCCTTCAGCATCTGGTAGAGGTCACGCTCAAGGTGAGACGCATACTTCCCGTCTTCCAGCCTGATTTTCCCTCGGCTCCGAGTCATGCATTCCACGGAGCAAAACGTTCCGGCATCGGCTACACGTTTCAAATCGGACTCCTTTATGAAGAACGGGGCGCAGCAGGTGACGCACACCCTGTTTGGCGTGCTGTTTCGAAATGATTTTTTCTGGCACTCCGCAGAGCAGAACTTGCGCTTATGCGCATGGGATGCAGGCACATCAAAAGCGACTTGGCACGAGGGACATGTCTTGCTTGATACCTGGGCCTTCTTCCGGCACTCATCGGAGCAATAGACGCGAGCCTTGCCTCTCTTCTGGCGGGACGGCTTTACGTGGAACGCTGATCCGCAGCACTTGCAGACAGCATCATTCTTCTTAAAGCGATGGTTTGCCTCTCCAGAACTTGAGCAAGTCTTGCTGCAGAAGCGCCCCCACCCCTTGAGTACATGCGACGGTGCCGCGTAGAAAGGCGTCTGACACTTTTCGCAAGCCTTATTTGGTGTTGGTTTCTTGCGCTCACGTAGGGCAATCGCAGACGATTTTCCCGATCCAGCACTTTTCACCGGCTTGACCGTGGTTTTGGCTGAGGCTTTACGGATCGGGAAAGTCATCTACCTGCCCTCGCCTTCAGCGCCGCCACAACGGCAGGACGCGCACTCTCCGGCACAGCTGCCAGCAGCTGCGGCCCGAGCCTCTGCTTCTCCGCTTCCGGCAGGCCGCGACACTTCCACCGGATCCAGCACGCTTTCTTGTCCGCTTCGATCAGCGCCCGAGCATCGGCAGTCAATTCCGCCAAGTTCAATCCAGCATTCGCCGCAGATGAAGTCATTCACCAGCCACCTCCGGCGCGAAGTTCATGTGCTTCTCGGTCTCGAATGCCACGTCCACGCCTTCCACGGTGCGCGGGTCGTGAATGCTCTGCGGGCCAAAGAATGTCTTGATATCCGGCCGCTGCTTCTCCTCATCCGAGCGGCAGTCGATGGTGTTCTGCTGGCCGAAGTCCTGATTCGTGCGCTCAGCCCATGCGGCTTCACCCTGCAGCCCGGCGTATGCGGCGAGGTCTTCGTAGTTGTCAGCGCGGAACCCGCCTTGCTGGCTGCGAACCATCTTGAGCAGGCCCATGAAGAGCCAGCCCTGTTCTTCGGTGAGGTCGTGGCCAGTGATGGCGCGGAAGGCGTCAACCGTGGCGCCCATGCTCCGCTCGCCGGCCGGCTTGTCGTAGGTGGCAGAGCGGTCCTTCATGTGGCCGAGGCCGGCTTCGAGGATCTGGTGGGCCTTCATGCCTGCTGCTCCTTGAAAGCCGATGCAACAATGAGCATCGAAAGAACCAGGCTGAATGCGGCCAGCAACGGGTGGCCGGAGAAGATCAATGCCGATATCTGCACAACCGATAGAAAGCCGCTCCACCACACGCGGTCGCGAATCGCCTCGGCGGCCTCTCCCTTTACGCCCACACAGAGCAGGGCCAGCCAGCCCAGCGAGACGAATACCAGTAGGACGAAAAAGGCAAATTCTTGCAGCACCCCGGAACCAAAGGCGAGGGCCGCGCTGAGGCCGACAGACAGCAGGTCGGCAAATACGTGTTTCGGTTTGATAGTCATTGCGGCTTCCTCGTTGCTCTGTTGTTTGCGATCAGGGGTATCTGGCCGGGCTTTAGCGGCCATGGGTGTTCCTTACGGCAGTCGTGGCAGTACAGGGTCTGCCGGCTGCTGAAGGCCGTTGTCTTGTGGGTGGCGTTGGTGGGGCATGGGACTTTCATGCGGCCACCTTTCCTTCTCGAATCAAAATGTCTTGGGTCCGCATAACGCCCTCTGCATGGGCGTGGCGGGCTTCCTCGTTGCTCAGGTGGCGAGTGCGCCGGTCGATCTCGTCATGGCAAGCCGAGCAGGCCCAGGCGCCCTGTAGATCGTTCGGCTTGCAGCCCACTCCGCAGGTGCCAGCCATGCGGTAGTGAGCGAGGACGGTGGTTTCGGGGTTGCCGTTGCAGATGCCAGCGATTCGAACCTGGCAATCGCGACCACGGGCGGCCTTGGTGAGCTTGGTTTGCTTGGTCATGCTGCGGCCTCCCCGAGCAGATCCCCGAAGAACACGCCGCGCCCGGTGAACTCGGAAACGATGCGGTCGGTGTACTCAATGCCCTGCTTTCGGTTGAACAGGCGAGTGACGGCCAGCCCCTCCGGCCCGGCGACGGGATGCGCGCCCATCAGTGCCAGCTTGTCTTCGTAGCTCCAGTGCAGAAAAAGGCGATCCCAGGTTTCCCGGTAGTCGGCGCAGTCACGCAGCAGGATGCGAACGCCGACGTGGAGCTTGCAGTAGCTGCGGGCATCCTCTACGTCGCCAATGTTGGTCATCTGTGCGATGCGCTCGTACAGGGCGAACCAGAGGTTGTTTTGAATGGCAGTCCGGTCCTTGCCTTCACGCAAGCTGAGGACCAGATACTTCTTCTCCCGGTACATCCGAGTGATGAGGCTGATGGCTTCGGAAAGCTTGGAGGCGCTGTTGATTGCGATACGCTCAGCCACGGGCAGCCTCCATGCCTAGCTGGTAGGCGACGAAGATGCAGAGGCCGACAGAAAGCCCGCGAAGCCATGGCCCCTTGATGCAGGACGCCGCCCCGGTTGCCCCGCAGACGGCCATATAAGCGATGAACTCAGCCATGGCGGCGCGCCTCCATCTGTGCATGGATCTCTTCGCACGGCACGCAGCGCACGGCGTTACTCACGGCATCGCGACGCTCTTTCGGAATGTCCTCGCCACAATCCAAGCAGTCCGGCCGGCCTTCGCCAGTCATGCGCGACAGCACCATCGCCACGCCACCGATACGATCTGCTTCCTCTAGGCCAGTAGCGCGGTCTGTTACGTCGGGAGCTGTGCGGGCCTGCTGGAAGGCTTCGGCAATTTCGTGTAGATCAGACATTTGCCACCTCTGCGAACAGGTCAAATTGCGGTACCGGAGTAGCCAGGCGAATGGCCTCTTCGTCGATGCGCGCGCTTGCGGTTTCAAAATGGGACGGGTCAAGCTCGATGCCGATGAAGTCGCAGCCACAGCGCAGCGAAGCAATTCCGGTGGTACCGCTGCCCATGGTGTTATCGAGAACGGTCATGCCCGGTACCGTGTAGGTGCGGATCAGGTATTCCATGAGCGCGACTGGCTTTTGCGTTGGGTGGTAGTTGCCGGACTGCTTGTCGCTCGAGAAGAATTGGACGCTGCGCGGGTACCGCTCGGTCGAGTCGTACTGGACAAGATTCAATGCCTTGCCGTAGCACTCGGAGTTGACCGTCTTTCGGCTTGAGGTCTTGCGCTCGTGCCCTGCAGTCATTTGCGGGTTGTAGATGGGCTGCTTGCGATAGAAGACCAGAGCAGACTCGTGCGCCCGCATTGGCTGCTTCTTGGCGTTCAGGAAGCCGGTGGCGTTGCCCTTCTCCCAGATCCATTCATAGCGGAACAGGTCCGGGCGGCTCATCACCAGCATGGACGTGAACGGCTGAGCGGCGGTCAGGACGATGGCGGCTTCCTGCTTTGCGACCCGCAGGTACTGCTCCCACAGCGCAGCCATCGGGATCACTTCGTCCCATGCGCATTGGGTTGTGCCGTATGGCAGATCGGCCAGGATCAAATCCACGGTACCGGCCTCGATTTCCTTCATCCGCTCCAGGCAGTCGCCGAGCATCAGGCGTACTTCACTCATCGCTTAGCCCCCAAAGCGCGCTTCACCGCGCCGTCCATTGCGTTTGGTGGTGTTGGTTTTGGGAAGTAGCGGTTGCGCCACCAGGTCAGGCCCTGCTCAGCCAAGGACGCGCTGCGCTCTGCCGATGAGCGCTGCTCGTTCACGCGCTTGTGGACCATGCGCAGATGGCTCTCCATGGAGCTGCGACCGAACATCTCGTGCATGACCTCTTCCATGATTTCGCCGATGGGGCGAACCCAATCCAGGTCGTCCTCCCGCACGGAAAGCAGCGCCTTGTGCCAGGCCATGTCGCCCGCGACCTTCAGGTACATCTGGTCGAGGTCGTGAAGAGATACGTCGATCCAGCCTTTACGGCCTGGCGCTCGGATGCAGCAGTTCATGAACCCGTAACCATCACTTTCCGGCCGAGAAACCAGAAACACGACCGGCCGGCCTGTTGCCTTGTGTGCCTGCTCTGCCTTTGCCGACTCTTCAGGCGTTGGGTATGTGCCCTTCACTTCCAGATATATGTCAGCGGCCGGCAGATAGAAGTCCGGCAGGTATTTGCAGCCCTCAACCTGGATCAGGTCCGGCTCGTAGAGGTAGAACACGTCGATAGCGTCCATCAGGCGCGCCCACATCAGTTCGGTGTAGGAGCGCAGCTTGTAGCCCTTGTGCTCGAAGACAGTCCGACGGCTTTTCATCAGAAGTTCACCTCGACGACGTTGCTGCTGCGGGTGTGCGCGGCGAGCGGGACAAAGCGTGACTTGTCGCCCTGAAAGGCGGTCGGGACAGTTCCGATTTCGCCGTCACGGTTCTTGCGGATCAGGATTTCGCCGATTCCCTTGTCCTGGGTGTTCGGGTGATAGACCTCGTCCCGGTAGACGAACATCACGATGTCGGCGTCCTGCTCAATGGCGCCGGATTCGCGCAGATCGGAGAGCACAGGGCGCTTATCCGGGCGAGACTCACAGCCGCGGTTGAGCTGCGACAGAATGATTACGGGGCAGTCCATTTCGCGGGCCAGCAGCTTGATCTGGCGCGACATGACCGTTACGTCTTCAGTCCGGCCAGCGCCCTCACCCTCGACCAGGCCCAAGTAATCGATGACCACGAGGCCCATGCCGCCCATGCGATGCTTCTGGCGGCGGACAATGGAACGGATGCGCGCCATGGTCATGACCGGCACGTCAGATACGACGATTGGCGACCGGCTCAGCTTCAGGCCAGCAGCCGCCAGCTCGGTGCTGTAGTCGTTGCTGCACTCGCCGGTCTTCAGGGACGGTAGCGGGATGCCGCCGACCGCCGCGAGCAGGCGATCCATCAGCTGGGTCTTGCTCATCTCCAGGCTGATGACGGCAACCGGCTTGCGCTGGTTGATGCCGACGTCGGCCGCGATGTTCATGGCCAGGGTGGTTTTACCCATGGCAGGTCGGCCAGCAACGACGATCATCTGGCCCGGCTTCATGCCTTGGGTGTACTTGTCGAGGTCAGGGATACCAGTCCCCAGGCCGTCCATTGCTTCGCCCTTGGCGAAACGATCCAGACGGACCTGCAGCACTTCGATGTGCTCTGCCCACATGTCGGCCATGGTCTGGCATTCTGCGTCGCCGCCATCAGTACCGAGGGCCAGAATGGTCGACTGCACCTGCGCGATCTTGTCCTCGACGGTCACTTGGTCATGAGCGATCTCGTGGATGCGCTCGGCTGCGGCGACGATCTGGCGAGCCACGGCGCGGTCGCGGATGATCTTCGCGTAGGTCTTCGCGTTGGCAGCGGACGGAGTGTTGAACTGGATTTCGCCGGCATATGCCGTGGTCCGAGTTCCGCTTGGCAGCTCAGCCATGCGGTCGCCAAGAGTGATCGCGTCTACCGGCTCGCCGTCGTTGTGCAGCTCCATGATCAAGCGGTACAGGTCGGCGTTGTCGGCGTAGGCGAAAGCTTCGGGCGACATGTCATCACTCAGGACGTCGATCAGGTGCGGCTGCTTGAGCATTGCACCGATCACGCCGTGCTCGGCTTCGAGGCTGTGAAGTTCGATCATTGCTGCGCCTCCGAGATTTCACGGAAGACGGCGCGGCTTACCAGAGCCTCCAGGCGCGGAACCACGTTCTGCCCACGGTAGAAAACCTGGCTGCGGTTGTTGGCCTTCTCGAAGAACGGGAGCCAGAAACCCTTGCCGCTCTGGTGGGCCTCAGATTCGTTCCAGCGCTCAACGATCATGCTGCGAAGGGCCTTGTCGGTCTTCACGGTGACGGCCGGCAGGTTCGGGCATACGCGGTGGTACAGGTCGATGATCTGGTCTACCGGGACGCCAGCCTCGGAAACCCCGTTGACCGACTTGCGGTGAGCCTTGGCAAGCCAGTTGACCAGGAAGCGGCGGTAGTCTTTCTTCGCCTTTGCGCCGGCAGCCCAGGCAGCGGCCCGAGTGATCTCGGTTTCTACGTCGACCTGGGCATAGGCTTTCGCCCATTTGGTGATCAGGTCAGAGCTGACTTCGAAGTCTTCGCCGTTGAACGAAACCCCAGAGGTTTTTTCAGCTGGGGTGACGTCGCCCCCTTGGGGGGCAGTAATCTGTTCCGTAGGAACAGTTACTAGGGGTTCTTTCTTAGAATAAAGAAGGGAGTCGTCGGTTTTGGTCTGACTCGCAATCGAGATGACCTTGTCGTTTTGGTCCGAGTCGGCTCTGTTGGTCTGATTCGGACCTTCTACGAATACCCATTCCTTAGGATCACAAAGACCGATATCACCACGCGCTCCACCTTCGCGGAAGATCACACGACGCTTCAGGAGGCGGCTGATTGCCTTGGAAGCAACGTCCGGGTGGATATGGGTTGCCTTCGACACAGCTGCTGCTGTGATGCGTACCGGGCCGGCCTGGAAGTTGATGGTTGTCTTGGCGACGAACAGAGCGACCTTCAGCTCACGCGCTGGAAGATCGATCGCCATCAAGGCATCCATGATGCTGTTGTCCATCCGGGTGAACCCCCGTTGGGTGTTGCCAATCTGAATAACGTTCATCTAGAATCTCTCTCGTGTTGTTGTTGCTGTTGAAGAGCCCGGTTGCCTCCGGGCTTTTTTTCGCCTGCAGAATCAGGTACTGGATAAACCAACACCCTCCCCGCTTCGCTTACCTGTCCGATCCGTTGGTCCTAAGATGGCAACCATGGAAACCACTGACAGGGATGTCTCTTATGCCGCTTCGCTCGACTGCTTCAGGAAAGGTGGGAAAACCTTGTCCAATGTGCAGCGAACGCCAAGCTGGTTCAGTGCCTTAACGATCAATCGGGCGTCTTCCAGCTTCAGCGGGCGAGCGCCAGATTCGTAGTTAGCCAGCCTGGACTGCTTCCAATTGAGCTTCCGGTGCAGGG